CGAATACTGTATTTAATATTTGCATGTATAAGTGATCTACATCAGGTGCGGTAACGGCAAAAATACGTGTTGTATCAGCTACTTTGCATTCAATGAAGTCCTGATTAAGGGCTGGTGGGAATGCATTTTGGAAAATACGTGATAGATGCCAGAAATCTAAAGATGTCCTGAATTCGCCAGATACGCGACTTGGCATGTATTTATATTCAGAGTACCGAGGAATATATCCAAAGGTATCGTCAGGGTTAGCACCATAACAGATAAGCTCCTCCTGCCTAACAGGCTGTTCGCCAATATTGGCAAACGAAGGCCAGTAATAATCGTATACATCAGTAATACGAGAGAAGTGCCTAGGGAGTCCAGATTGATAGCTTGACTTAGGAATTACAGACATAATGCCGATAATGTAACCATGTTCCTCACAGAAGTAAGAACCCATGTTGCCATTGGCAACAGATATTCCATGTCCAGACATGTTACCCTGGGGTATTACACCGCCACCTGTATCAGCCTCAGCGGTAGAAAGTACCTCACTAATTGTTACAGGAGCACGTGATCCAGTAATATATTCCGGGCGATTCAGCCTTTTATCACTAGAGCGTACGCCAAAGTGCATAAGAATTTGCTCGATGTAGCGTGTACCGCCACGAGCTTGTTTTTCTAACCACTCCTGAAGTCGGAATGCACGACGTAAGTCGTTTATAGTAGCTGAACCAGACATCTGAGAAGTGTCAGCGAATAAAGCATTACCAGCAGAAAGAGGATTGTCAGGTGTTTGCCTATATAAACCAGCAACACCTGCGGCAGGCAAGGTAACAGGCCATTGCATTTGTGGACCACCTGCAGGTGGGTATATGTCAGCCCTTGCGAATACGTTTGTATCAGAAAAGGCAAAAGGCATGGTAACTGCTGGACCCTTTTGAGAAAAGGGAAGACAAGCAGTGAAGTAGTCGTGCTCCCACGCACGAAGTCTTAATTCAGGAAGGTCAGTATTAGCACTATTATTGCCATCTATTAATTTATAATCAACAGGTGCAATAAGATTCTGGTCGCGATAATACTCGTTATAAACCATTTGATATGCAGCCATTGGAAAGGCGTTAACTAGTACAGTACCAGTACCACCTGCATAATCGGGAATTCCTAAATAATCGTATAATTTAGGCAAGGTTGGAAAGATAGAATCACCTACCCTAACAAAAGGATGGGCTACTACTTGCGTTTGCGTAATGTAATCCTGCCAGTTATCCCAAGTTAGGCGATTAGGAACGAAGAAATAATGATAGTAGGCATTAATACGGTGCATAGGTGGCGCAATCATAGGTGCGAAACGAACCAAAGCTTGTACGCCCAGTTTTACCCGATCACCAGGTACACAATCCATTATCATGAAGGGCATGAGGTTACCCATATTACCCGACATTTTTACGTCGTGTGTTAAATCGAAACGATTTGAATTTGGTCGGCTTTGTTGTACCGAATTGAAAGCATTTTGTTGCATAGTAGTTGGTTTAAAGGCGAATTCCGCCACGTGATACATAGTAAGTTTTCATTTTTTTGCCGCCCCTACGACGACCGCGATTTCTAGACATAATTTTTTAATTTAAAAGTGTTTAATAGGCTCACGAGAGCCAGCGACATTTGACATAAGGTATTCAATAACTTTGAAACCTATGTTTGAGTGAGGATTGATACCAGCTTTACGAAGCTCAACATCCATTTGTTGGATTTCAACGGAGGCTTTTATGCCAGGTATTTCAGCCATTATACGCTGACGTTCAGCGTCAGTTTTTGCATTGTTGGCTTGGTTAGTAATAATACGGCTCATTGCTTCGGCAATAGTAGCCGCGTTCATAGCATCTTGACGTTGGTCATTGTTTAAGGTGTAATTAGTATCAGCCACTAACTTCTTGAGATTTTGTAACCCCATTTCAACAGAAGTCTGTTTAAGTGCGGTAGAGACTTCAGAAGCGTTACGCTTGATGATGTTTTCGCTAAGAAGGCCTTGTGTCTCCGCGGCAGTTTTTTCTTGAGTAGTCTGCATATTTGATGTGGACTGTTTAGTATTACCGACCTGAGCGGAGATGAGCTCCCTCTGCGCCTGGATATTGTTAGTCTCCGCTTGTACTTTAAGTACGTTGAAATACGAGGACAGAGCGTTACCCACGCCCGAGAGGTCGGCAGTCTTTGGTGTCCATTGAGCGGTTTGATTGGGACGAACAGGAGTTGCGTTGCCCGAGTCTCCTTTTCCATAGATTAAGTTTTTGTTCAGTCCAGCAGCTTCGAAACGAGCCATCTGGGCTGCAGGTGAATTATATTCATTTTGCATTTGCCAATCCGCGAGAGCGTCCCGACGTTGTACGTCATATCTACCGACGTTAAACTTTTGAGTTCTTTTGTTCATTGATGCAGCAGCATAACCACTTGCTGCCGTTGTCGCTAATTGTGCCGCTGTATTCCAAGCGGCTGCTGTTTGTTGTGAATTGTCAGGCATATTTGTGTTTTAGTGAAGGGCTCTGCGACCCTTCGGTTAAGTAATAGGCGCCACCGTTCCCGACGAAGGTCGCTACGCTCGCAACGTCGGTTACGGTGGCGCGCGCTCTTTCGTCTCCGCTCCGCTTCGTCTCAATTCGCTTTAAATGCATTTGCATTTTTTTTTAGGTTTTATTCAAGTTTGAAGATAATACCTTTTTTTTATTTGTGCCGCTTTTTTTTTCTCATGCTTCGAAGGTATCGCTCGCTAGCGGCTTAGTGCAGATTTGCGCCCTGTTTTCGCTACGCTTTCACTGGGCTAATTTCTGCATGCCGCTAGCGGCGATGCGGCTTTTTTTTATGACCTCCTAAAAGGGGTCATATTTGTTTTTTTTTGTTGTGTTAGTTTCCTTTGGGTCAACTAGCACTAATACATCAAGAGAGTATTAGTGCGTTTTTTATTAAGTGTTTAGATGATTTTTCATAGGTTGGCGCCTCAAGGGCGCTAATCGACGTCTAGAGCGTCAGGTACGTCATTGAGTTGTGTTTGTGTTATCAGCTGGTCTATTTGTTTGGTGTTGGTCTCGAAGGCTATTTGGAGTTGTGTCCATTGGCTTTTGATTTGAAGATTGTCCCTCATTAATTGCAGGATTTTCTGTTCTGTTACGTTGTTGTTCGTTGTCATTTTGTTGTTTTTGAGATTGATTAAATTTGTTAATGCGTTCTTTGATTTCGATGATTTCTTGGTTTACTTGGTCTAGGAAAGCTTCGCGGTCTGCGAGATCCATTGTTCTAAGATTAGGTAAGTCCTCGTCGCCATTGAAGATAGGTTGTTTTGCACCTGGGACAGGTGCACCTTGGGCGAAACGTCGGACGATTTCCTGCAAGGACATTCCGTTGTCAGGAAGAGTGAGAGAAGGTAATGCTGTTTTCCAGCAAGGCTCAGGGTACTTATGGGCATTCATGCGATTTTTTACCATTGTTAAATTTTTTGACGATTTTGAATTGAGTCTCTTTTAAGGACTCGTTGTGAGTTAATTTCTACTTCGTAGATATTTTTATAATAATATGGGTTATCATCCATTTTCTTATCCAGCTCAAGCTGAAATTTTTTTTGTTGATAGTCTGCCACTTGTTTCCGTACGTGTTTCTGATATAGGATGTCTTTATAGTAGCGTGGCATGGCAATTTTTTTGTTGTCTTCAATGTTGAGATACATTCTATTGTTCGGGTCTGCATTATGCCATTTTTTTATTTTAGGGTTTAAAGCATAGCTACGACCTAATCCTTTTGACTGGCGTTGGAATTCTTTGACACGGTCATCTCGAACATGTAGCGGGATGACTTTTTCTTTTTGCATGTATTTAAGAGTATATCCGACACTTGCTTCGCACACGGTGCCGACGAATACACTACCATAATCCCAAGATTTTTCCACATCATAAGCAGTCGTATTAAAGATAATTGCGTGGTAATGCGGTCGGTTGGAAGTCCCTCCATATTCTCCAACGAGGAAATATTTAATTGGCATAGTGTAACCAGTCTTAGCCTTTCGTAGCTTTTTAAGGAAGAGTTGACAATGGTCAGATTTTGCACTTTTATCCAAAGACATAAATCCATTTTTGGTAATGGGCACATAGCGTGTATCATACGTAAGAGTTATAAAGAGTGATGATTGAGACATTTTGTCCTCCTGCATTAGTCTGAAAGACCAGGCGGAAGTTCTTCGCTTTAGACAGACGGAACACTTGCCGCAAGGGACGGGAATCCGCCCCTTGAGGTTGGTGTTCGCAATAAATGGTGTTACACAGCTCATATTTGTGGCGTCGCAAATATAGGCATCAGCCTTGTTGCGAATACTGTATTTAATATTTGCATGTATAAGTGATCTACATCAGGTGCGGTAACGGCAAAAATACGTGTTGTATCAGCTACTTTGCATTCAATGAAGT